GGTGCTCCCCCGGCGGCTCCGGGCTATCCTGCTGCACCTGGTTATCCCGGCGCACCTGTGGGGCGATAATTGCCTTCGATGTGGAGCGGATAAAAAGCGAGAACCGTGCCGCATCGACCCTTGGGGATGGGACTGTATCCCTTTTGACAAAGCCCGGTTGTGATGTTATACTTTCGATTGAATAACCAAGAGAAGAACCATGACATCACAACCGGGCAAATCAAACCCAAATTATAAACACGGCTTTGCCACTGGTAGAAAACATCCTCTCTATATTGTTTTCTACAACATGATGAGTAGATGCTATAATCCGAACAATACTAAGTATTATCGCTATGGTGGTCGTGGAATTAAAGTTTGTGAACAATGGAAGAATAAAGAAAACTTTTTTAAATGGGCGTTAGATTCTGGCTGGAAAGAAGGTCTGAGCATCGACAGAATTTTTCTTGATGGAAATTATGAACCGAAAAATTGTCAATGGATCAGCATATCAAATAACAGCCGTAAGAAAAGTACGACTAAATTGACTTTTGAACAAGGAGCGGAGATTAGAAAGAGATTAGAAAACGGCGAATGTGAATATAAATTGGCTGAAGAATATAAAGTTGTTCATGGTACAATTTGGTTCATAAAAAATAATTTTATTCATCTTCGAGAAGAAGGTGAAAGTCACAGGAAACAGAAAGAATACAGAATGCGAAATAAAAAATTGCTGCGTCCTAAAAACTCGTAGCAATACCGCAGCGTAAACTAGGCAGAAGGGGGCGCTGTTATGACGGTGCAAGGTTGCATAAACCCACTCCTTCTGCTCCATTAAATTAAGGAGATTGAGATGAAGAAAGTTTCAGTACAATTCAACATGGAAATTGATGACACAATTTCACATAAAGATGTCAAAGAGCACATCATGTCGAATTGCTCCGAATATAACAGCCTGTTCGGAAAAATCACCTCCGTCCAAGTCAACACTGTCGAAAAGAAAGTGAAGAAATAATGCCTAAAATAATTCTTTTCAACGGCCCGCCGCGCAGCGGGAAAGATACCGCAACGGGAATGGCGCTGGAATATCTCGGCAAACGCGCCGTACATTATCGTTTTGCTGCGCCACTTAAAGATGCAATTCACGGTCTTTTTGGCATGGGTGGTGTTAAGCACGAACATTTTGACATGGTAAAAAATGATCCGAGCGATATATTTTTTGGCATGACCCCGCGCAACGCTTACATATGGTTGTCAGAAGAAGTGGCTAAACCAAAATTCGGTTCCGATTTCTTTGCCAGAGTAGCTGTGAATGCGATTCGCAATCTTTCGGAAGATCGCACGATCGTAATATCGGACTGCGGTTTTAATGAAGAAGTTGAAGCATTGCGCAAAGAATTCGGTTCCGAAAATATCCTTGTGATTTATTTGGAACGTGAGGGTACGGATTTCAGCAAGGATAGTCGGTCGTATATCAGCGCGCCGCTTTGCAAAACTTGTTCGATTGTAAACAACGGATCGTATTCTCAACTGAACGAAAAAGTCATTCGGTGCATAGAGCCATTCGTCAATGCAAAGTAAAAAAGGATCATTCGCTGAATCGGTGATCAGCACTGCGGTCGGGATGTTTATCTCGCTCATCACGCAATTGACCGTATTCCCGCTTTACGGAATAAAAATTGCGTTTCATCAGAATTTGCAAATTCTGTTCATCTTCACGGTGATCAGCATCGCGCGGCAGTATATATTGCGGCGTGTGTTCAATCAAATCACTATCAAAAGGAGCAAACACTATGTTCACAAACCACTCTGAAATGGTCGCCGCGCTGGTCAAACCTGGTGAGGCAATTATTCAATCTCTCACGCCACTGAAAGCGCACCTGTGGCACATGGCATCATGCGTCATGGGCGAGGTCGGTGAACTTGTGGAAGCTGTGAATAATAGCGATAATTATGAAGATATTATCGAAGAACTTGGTGACATCGAATTTTATCTTGAAGGCATCCGCCGGCCACTTTCGATCGAACGTGAACCCGAAGCCAATCATCTCACGAAAGCATATGACCTGACTGATCTCGCTATCAAAGCCGGCGATCTTTTCGACGTGATCAAAAAGCACATCATTTATAACAAAGAACTGGATATGCAGGCAACCATTGCATCACTCGCAGCATTTGATGCAGTGCTTCACTCAATTCGAGTTGAAACAAACGTAACCCGTGCGGAAACACTCGAAGCCAACCTTGCCAAGCTGAACAAACGCTATTCTGAAGGCAAATTCAGCGATGCGCAGGCACAGGCGCGCGCTGACAAATTGCAGGAGGCAGGTGAAAATGCAACAGCCTAGCACCATTAAATGCCTAGACCACGGATTTGTTACGCTCCGTGGTCACATGGGCGGGGATGTCGATGTCGTGCGCGCGGCGCGAGTGTCCTATAACGAGGGTTGGAAAGCCGGAGAAGATGAAGGCTCCGACACCCGCCTGATCAAGTACCTCAAGAAAAACAAGCACCATACGCCGTTTGAAGCGGTCGTGCTGAAATTCGAGGTGAAAGCTCCAATCTTCGTATTTCGCCAGTGGCATCGCCATCGCACCTGGTCGTATAACGAATTGAGCGCGCGCTACCGCGAATTGCCGGAGGAATATTATGTGCCGGAATTACAGCACATCACGCCGCAATCTAAAAATAATAAGCAGGGGCGTGAAGCTGAAGGTTTCAATGATGCTCAGAAAAATAATATCAGAGATTTTATTGAATCCGCAAGTCGCTCGTCATTTACTGTTTATCACGCATTGCTCACCACCGGCCTTGCAAAAGAACTCGCGCGCACAGTGCTTCCAGTCAATACCTACAGTCACATGGAAGCAACGGTGAATCTGCTCAACCTGATGCGCTTTCTGTCGCTGCGCGATCATTCGCACGCGCAATATGAAATTCGCGTTTATGCTGAAGCAATGCGCGAATTGGCTAAAGCGGTTGCGCCGGTAAGCATGGCTGCATGGGAGGAATTTGGTGCTTAGTAAATTCTGCGGTAATTGCAACATTGAGAAAAAAATCGATGCTTTTCAATACCGACCAGATAATAAAAAAATTCGCAATATATGTCACTCTTGCCGACTCGAACAAATAAGAAAATGGCAAAATATAAATCGTGAACAAACTCGTACTAATCAAAGAAAATATATAACAAAACCATATGGGCGTGCAGTTTCGCTTTTTAATTCAGCAAAATCACGAGCCAAGAAAAGAGATGAAGATTTTAAATTGACCTTGGATGATGTGATAAAAGGAATAGAAATAGGCTACTGTCAAAAAACAGGAATTGAATTCGATTTAGAAATGGATATTCGCCACGAAATGAATACTACCGTAAATCCTTATGCTCCATCCATTGATAAAATAGACAGACATGGGATTTATGAACCGTCTAATGTTCAATATGTTTCCTATTGGTATAATATAGCTAGAAGTCAATTTTCTGAAGATTTTTTTCTAACCATGTGTAAAATATTTGTGAAAAATTCATCATGAATCTAAATGATGCCCTAGCTTATGATATTGAAACTTTTCCGAACTGTTTTAGTTTAGCAGCAGAAGGGCTAAACAATGGTTGGAATGCTGTTTGGGAAATCTCGCATTTCCGTGACGATCGCGTACAATTGTTCGAATTCCTACAACATTTATCGCGCTGTCAAATTCCGATGATCGGATTTAATTCATTGGCGTTTGACTATGTTGTAGTTCATTTTCTAATCGAAAATCCAAGTGCAACGGTCGAGCAGATATACGCAAAATCCCAAGAAATTTTCAACACACAGGCGCGCTTCGGTCAAATTATATGGGCCGACAAACGCTATATTCCTCAAATCGATTTATTCAAAATTTTTCACTTCGATAATAAGGCAAAATCGACCAGTTTAAAATATCTTCAGATGAATATGCGAACCGATTCGGTTGAAGATATGCCCATAGAGCACGGCACAGTGCTTACCAAAGAACAAATCGATACGCTGCTCATTCCATACAACATCCATGATGTGAAAGAAACCAAACGCTTTGCGTTGCACGCAATGGATGCGTTGAATTTCCGCGCCTCTCTAATCCCACAATTCGGCCCGGAAGTGATGAACTGGAACGATACGAAGATTGGCGAGCAAACTGTAATAAAACGCCTGGGTGATGAAATATGTTATGATTACAGCACTGGTCGTAAATCGATGCGTCAGACTCCGCGCATGCAGATCGCCCTGAAGGATATTATCTTCCCGTATATTCAGTTTCAGCGCCCGGAATTCCAGCACGTCCTGAATTATCTCAAGGCGCAGGTATTGAAAACCGACGAATTCGGGGAAGATACCTACATCAAAACAAAAGGTGTTTTCACCGATTTGAAAGCTCACCTTAATGGCGTAGATTTTTACTTCGGCACGGGCGGCATCCACGGCAGCGTTGAGCGCAGACGTGTCATAGCGACAGATGAATGGCTGATCCGTGACATCGACGTAGCAAGCATGTACCCTTCCATCGCCATCGTTAATAATCTAGCTCCGGCACACTTGGGAACCGCCTTTACGCAAGTCTATGCTGAACTTCCGAAAGAGCGCAAAAAATGGCAGAAAGAGAAGGGAAAAAAATGCCCGGAAGCCAATGCGCTCAAACTGGCGGCGAATGGTGTTTACGGCAAGAGCAACAGCCCTTATAGCGTTTTTTACGACCCGGCTTTTACCATATCGATAACAGTGAACGGCCAACTCATGTTGGCGATGTTGATTGAGCGTTTGATGACCGTGCCGAGTCTGACAATGTTGATGGCAAATACGGACGGATTGACCTACTACATTCACCGTGATTACGAGCCGCAGGCAGCGGCACTATGTAGGGAATGGGAAGTCCTGACCAAATTGACGCTTGAAAGTGTAAACTACGAAAGAATGTTTATAAGGGATTGCAACAACTATATTGCGGAATATGAAGAATGAAAATTACTCAAGAAATAGTAAATGAATTACTTTCTTATGATCGAGCAACAGGCACGCTGTATTGGAAAAAGAGAGATCAAAAATATTTTCCAACTTGGCAATCCTCACAATGTTGGAATGGTGCGTGGCCTGGAAAACCTGCGTTAAATGCCTTAGATAAAAAAGGTTACAGAGTTGGATCAATTTTTGATAAGGATTATAAAGCACACCGCATAATCTGGTTGATGCACTTCGGATATTTACCTGATCAGATAGATCACATCAACGGGATCAAAAGCGACAATCGCGTTGAAAATTTAAGAGAAGTCACCAATCATGAAAATCATAAAAACATGGGAGTTCAGAAAAACAGTAGGTCAGGTATCACAGGCGTTCATTGGCTGAAGCGTGAACAATTATATAGAGCAAAGATTAATGTAAGTGGAAAAGAGATCGTACTAGGTTACTTCAAGAATTTTGAAGAAGCGGTCAAGATAAGAAAACAAGCGGAAATTGAATACAAATTTCATCCTAATCATGGTGACAGGATTCGAAATGCTTAAATACAAAACTAAAGGGTGTTATAATACTCCTGATCCGCTAAATTGGGCCGGTTCAATATCAAACATGCAGCCTAGTGGCTGGCATCGTGATTGGTCTGCTGTAATTATTCCGAATGCAGCAGTGGCGCACATGGTTCACGGCTGCGACATCGAGCAATTCATTCGCATGTGTTTTAACCCCTACGATTTCATGCTTGGTATCAAAGTGCGCGCCGGCGATACGCTGATGCATAAGGGCAAGGCGCAGCAACGCCGTGGTACGCGCTACTATGTCAGCACGAACGGCTCTACCATGATTAAAATCGCCCCTGCGTTGGGAAAGATAGGTGATTTTAAGAAAGCCAACGGCGTGAGCGACATGGAATACCAACAGGTGATGAAGGAAACCGGTGGAGCATGGGACGTACGGGTATGCACCAAAAATAAGAGCAAATACGAATCGCGCGAAAGCTTCGTGCAGGCCGGCTATCTTGTCTCAATTTGCAACAATGTCAGAGACTTCCGTTTTGACAATATCAACTATGCTTGGTATATTCAGGAAGCAATGAAACTCGTCATATAGGAGATTAACCATGCGTTTCAAATTTGAAGGCAACCAGCAAGTTTGGATTGCAAAAAACGGGCATCCTGTAAAGATTGTCGCACGCACGGAATTCTTCAGTGAAAGACAGCCTCGCTACTGCGTCGAAAGCGAAACGCATATTCCAGGTAAAAATATGCACCAGGATTGGATTAACGAGGATCAGCTTACCCATATCGAGCCAGTCGTTGAGAAAGCGCCAGAAGCGCCCAAACCTGCAAAAGCAGGGAAACTACCGAGCGTGCGTAAGAATGGCTTTAAGGGGCGCAAGTAAAACTACCGTAGGCAGCATTATGCTCTACGATCTGCTTACGGGTTTCCACAGTATCTTTGCGGGAATATGAAATCGAATTGAACGATTCGCACACGATCTTTTGGGCGCTCGAATCAATCGCGGAGATTTTTGTCGGATTCATCTGGCACGCCGTTAGCAGCGTCAAACTTATCAGCGGCAGCTTTCCTAGCAGTCTTGGCTTTTTGCACGGCATTAAGTGCATTCTCCATGTTTTTTTTAATGATTTCAGCTTGTGCTACTTCAATCAAATCGCGCTGCTGTAAGTAATCGGTCAGACCACTTACAGCTTTGAGAAGCGCAATAATGACCGAAAGCCAAGCCATTTTTATTATTTAGCAGTCGATTTCTTCTGAACAACCGACCAGATACCGGTTCCGAGCGTGATAAGCGCGCCAATGCAAGCCTGCAAGGTTGCGTCATCAACATAACCTTTTGCAACGAGCACGCCGCCTACAGAGGCCAAGATCGTGCGAACGATACCACCAACTACTGAACTGTCCATAAAACTCCCCTTATGATTCGTTAGATGAAAGCCGTCCGTCCGACCGTACAAGAGGCAATTTTTCCATACCAATTTCGAACGGTAGTTCAATCGACTGAGGCCAAGAATACGCTAAAACCCGTGCGATGGCAAACGGTTTAATAGTCACAGCGTCACCTTGGTTTCCACCGAGCACCATCAAATTATTTGCCTGATCTTTTCCGACCAAAAAACCAACGTGACCTTTCCATCCATTCGGAGAATCGCGCCAGAATGTCACGATTGAGCCTACAGCGGGGCCGGAAAGTTTTTTACCCCAATTCTGATAGGATCGTGCGCCAGCACTGCGAGAAGACGTTATATTGCATTCCTCAAGCACGCCACCAACGAATGCAGCGCACCAGGCAGTTTCATCGTCCTTGATGCCGCCTTGCTTGATTTTTTCCCACCAGTCGAGAATCAGTTCATTGTTCTCTTTGCCCGGTACTTCTTTCGTACCGTGATATTTCATTGCAAGACTGAGCCACGCAGGTTGAGTCATCGATGTGTTTTCATGCGTCGATCGTTTTTTAAGGCAGCGATCACTTCGTGTTCGTGATTTTTAATTAGGCAAAAAAGATCAGAGCTTGCTGCTTTGTTTTCAGCTATGGCACATTCCAATCTTTGCCGACAATTGTTCGGAGCAAAGTAATCAACAACCTTGTGAAACCAACGTTTACTTAAATGTGATTGCGACACGAATCACCTCCTGCAAGCTAGTTAATGCTTTCGTATTAGCTTCGAGCGTGCTTCGATATAAATTTCGTTCTTCTTTTGCATCGATCAAAAGTGCTCTGACAAAATAAATCAGAGCTATGATTGCCAGTACAAGGACGGTCACGACCGGAGCTATTTCTAAGAGCGAGTTTACACCTTTTGAGGTAATGTTTGCAATACCGTCCATCGTATTTTACCACCACAAATGGTTAAGTCACCATAAACGTAACACAATATCTGGTAGAAAATCTACTGGAAATTTATAAATAACAGTATAAGATGTGATTGCTAATTTTTGTTGTTAGCTAATCAAAAAAGGAGAGATTTATGGCTGAACTTATTGTTGCGTTATGCCTTGCATTTTCCGCTACCACTGTTGCTCATGAAAATGATTTATTCGTAGGCCCGCCGGCAGTAGAAAAATTCTTTGATAAAGTGGAATACACTTATCCTGACTCGCCGCGTCGTTAAAAACCGACAATAAATTTAATACTTTTACTTGCTCCCCACCGGACATGTCGAAAGACCCCGGTGGGGTTTTTTATCACGGTTCCTCTGGTTCTACAGGTTGAGAAGTGTCAGGTCTTGAAAAAGCTTCACCCTCCCAGGTATCACCGATCGCGCCAGAAATTGTTTCGATAGCGGTATAACCTTCAGCTACGAAATATACTTGCGCACCCTGTGGTGGAACAATGACGTTTTCTACTTTCTTGGTTATATTGTTTACTATTGCTAAATGCATGGATTTCCTTCCTCAAGCGAAGACAGTTACACGAACACGGCCAGCACCGCCTGCGGCTGACGCACCGCCACCCCCACTAGGCTGAGTACCAGCAACAGTATTTGCGCCGCCGTTCCCGCCGAATTGAGAAGCACCGCCAGAGCCGCCGTTGCCGCCGCCACCCCCGCCGCCATAAACGGACGGTTTACCGTTGTTGTAAATACCACCAGAGCCGCCTTGGGGAGAGCCACCACCACCGCCGATGTAATATCCGCCAGTACCAGCTACAATGTTTGTAGAGCCGATACCTTCACCACCTTGACCGTTTACATCGTTATATTGTTGCCCTGCTGTGGGAGTTGATGCGACACCACCGCCTGCACCGCCCTCATTACCACCGCCGCCAGCGCCGCCATAAGCCACGCAGTGAGAGCCGAATGAAGTCGTACCGCCAGAGCCACCGTTGCTCCCGCCACTACCAGCACTTCCGCCCGCCCCAATAGTAACAGTTTCAGAAGAACCTAAGTCACTCAACATTTTCCAAACGTGTTTGTAAGAGCCGCCGCCGCCACCTGATGTAGTAGACGTGCCGCCGCCACCGCCGCCACCCCAACACTCAATGAGTACCATCGCGCCGGTATCAAAACCAGAAGGCTTGTTCCATGTACCGGAAGAATTAAAAGTTTGTCGATCGTTAGCGGAAGTATCGACATTGAGTGTCGAACCTGACATTGAGAGTCTTGTACCTAACGTTATCTCACCAACGTTACCAGAACCACGCCCTACTAATTTATTAGATGCTACAGTAACAGCAGTCGGCGGTGCGCTCAAACCCGTAGCATTTATCAATATGCTCTGCGCCGCTTGATTTGCCAAATCAGTTAAAGGAATCGTTGCTGCCGGCGTTTGCATTACGCCGCTGGAAACTTTGACATACCCCGTGCCTGTAGCACGTTTTATAACACGCCCACTTGTGCCTGAAAACAATATGATTTCATTATCAACCGATGAACCAGGCCCGGTAATACTACCGGTGATTTCTTTCCATACAGCGGCCCCCGTGCTTGCATCAACACAAAGATAACCGCGATCATTCGTCACATCTACCCATTTAGAGCCAACAGAATATCCATCAGCATCATCATCATTGATAGTCGGTGCAGTTGTCGCATCAACTTTATCTAAAATCAAACCTGCTGGCGTGTAGGTATTTGTGCTCGTGTTTATATAACCGACAATAATATCATCAGTACCATCGAATCTTTTCACAATCCAAGGATTCGAAGTTGTATCGATCCATTCAGTTCCAGCTTGTGCATATGAAGGGCGTGAGGTTCCGCTATGACCTGTAAGAAAATTTTCTTGTTCAGGAGTTAGCAAATCGTCAAGCAACTCATCACCTGACGGATCGCCGCTAAAATCAACTGGTGTTTGACTCATGAGATCACCCTTCCGTAACCAGCCGAGATATAGTCAAAAATACGATCAACATAACCCGCTGTCGTACCGTTATATATCTTGATCTGAAAACCCTCGTTATCCTTCGAAATAAACTCGACTTTATCATCTACCGCACCATTTTGCAATGTGATGTTCACCGCAGGATTATCGGGATTATCTTTGAAAGGTACTGCGTAAACAATTGTCGCGCCAGTGCTCGCGCTGCAAGCTACACCTGCATCTTTTTCGATTCTGTCAGGCATATCCACAATCACAGAAGCTTGGCTCACAAAGGCCGTTACCAGCGGGTTGTAAGATTCCAAGCGAAGGCGGAATTCGACATATTGAAAGATGTGTTTACCTACAATGAAAGGAATCCAACCCGGCCCCCAATCCATACCGTCCAAACTGGTACGAAATTCTAAGAAAACTGCCCAATCAGATGATTCCGTGCCACGAATGGATTCCGTGCCACGAATAGAAACTAGAGAACGAATCTTCGTTGATAGAGATTCATCATAAAATATACCACCTGCAATGATTGTAGAAGAAAGAACATTCTCATATACCTCACCTAAATCCAAAGGCTCAGGATCAAAATAATAATAACCGACTAGAGTTGGATCGGTAAGAATAATTCGATCCTCATCATCTATCTCAACATTGTCTTTCGTACCTACCCAAGTTGGGTCTTGCTGAAGCGTTTCAACAATATTTCCAAGCGCGCCATTATCTATCGAAATAATGATGCTCGCATTAATGCTTTCATTATTTAAAATATCGACAGCTTTAATCAAATAAGTACCAGATTGAATCGGTATCGTAATACGATTTGTCGTAATATCATCAGCAACAATTTGCGATGAAACCCATGTCACACCGGTAGTTGCGCGACTAAAACGAATCGTATAATGCGACAAATCAATATCCTGATTTGCAGTCCATTGAAATAAGCCGAGCGAATCACTTACGGTAAGATGAAAATCTTCAACATCATCAGGTTTTCCAAAAGCACCTTCATAGATAACATTGTTCAATTCCAGAGGTTGAGATAAAAGTTCCAAACCACCTGGACGTTGATAAAATACACGGAAATCATAAGGCATTCCGTCTTGTAAACCGGTGAGAATAATTTGCTCAGGCGTGCTGCTTAAAATATCTGGTCTAAAAAATTGAGTTGCACCAGTTGGTCGCGCGCGCACTACCGTTTGAACAGATGGTTCATTTTTATTTGTAAGCGAAATAATCATTCGAGTTGTATAAGAACCATCACTGTTTTTCAACATCACTGTCTCATCGGATTGAATTTCACCAGCCAAAATAGGAGGAAGTGGACGATAGAAATTCAACGGCAAAGTGATATTCGAATCAAACGGAGGAATTTCACCATCAACAGCATCGTAGCGTTCAGGCGCATAATTTACTGCTGTTACGCTCGCGCTATGATCCTTATTCATTCTAATTTCAGTAATAATTAATTCAAGCTCACGATCAAATTCTGTGAAAGCGCAAAGGCTATCGAGTGGCGGGGCGTTTGCAATAGGGATCGGTGTTGCAAACATAAATTCATTTGCATCACCTATTGTCGTAATTAAAGCGTGATAAGTGAATCCACTTGCGTCACCATGCCTGATTCGTACGCCAAAATTATCAACTGTCGGAATATTGACTAACTCATCGATGACGAAAGCAACAACTTCCGTAGGTGTATCAGGATCATCATAAATTAGTTCTTTGATGCGACCTTGACCGACACCAACAAGAATTACATCGTTCACGAATACGATTTTATCACCGCGATTGAAAGTTAGATTCTCAAAATCCATATTCCAATTGTGAATTTCCGGCTGTAATAAAACAGTCGCCATATAAAGGCGACCATAGAACCAGGCTAGATCGGCATTCGTGCAACTATCAAATTGAAGACGCTCATAAAGCGTAGCAGTTTCTTCATCATATCCGTCAGCATAAACAATACGCTCATCGACAATATAACCTTTGGCCGCATTGCGGAATTGCACGCGCAAAGCATGTGGAAGATCAGGGTATGTGATCGAACCATTGTAGCCCCAACTATTGCGCGGAGTTACCATGCCTTTAATATCAGGGCGATCATTATCAATAAGCACACCGTAAATACCGTTGATTTTATGCGGTGTTGCCATGCCTGAAGCAGCAATGTCATTTAATAGATCATCAATGCTTGTCGGCTGATCAACAATTCGATTGTAACTCAAATTATTTTCATCGCAGAAGATATGCCATTCTTGCAATTTTTCTAAATCGATTCGATCATCAGGCAGCGCTTTAATGAACGCAGTAGCTTGAAGCACGTAGCGATAAACACTCGCCGGGTTGGACGTAACAACATCATTTACCCACGTGTCGAGATCAGAATCGTAATCTTTCATCAACGTAGATACAATACAGTTATATCGATCAATCGTACCATTTAATTGATCGCTACCCAACATGCGTATGGCTGTGCCTGAGACATTTTCTTGATTTACAGGCTGTGAATAGCGAATCGAGCGAATAGCAGTTAAGGTAGCAACATCACGAATTTGATCACTGACACTATCATCAGTTAGACGTTTTACTTGAATATCGTATTGATCTCTTGTCGGGAATTTTAATGCTTTAGTAATTCGCAAAGATTGAGCAGTTGCATCTGTAACAGTCAGATTATTTCCTGCAATCGTTCCGGCTGCGACACCAATATTTAAACCAGTGCCACCATACGTGAAAGCAAAATCACCAGAATTTTTAATTATGCTTGGGATATAATTGCTACGTTCATCAATGAGATTGAAAACATCTCCATCACCAGCAGTAGTCGAAGTACTTTCTGTTCTTAGAGAACCGATACGAATGCAGTTTGCCGGCACAATAGGTGTAGAACCTTCGTCGTAGCTAACAGCACTGGCCACACCGTTCGAAATATTTAATACTAAAATTGCATATCCAATACGTTTACCTGCAACCGGATTCCAAGCAGTCGGGAAAGGCACGATGATGCTTTGTGAACCGTAACTTACATCTTCAGCTTTGTTTATCCAATCAGTTGTGCCGGTCAACGCATATCGAATTTCAAAACTAACAGTACGATTTTGCCTTTGTGCTTGATCATTATATTGCGTAAGACCACTGGCAAAAGTAATATCAACCTGAGCTTCATCTGCATTTGCTTGCGTGGTTCTGGTAATATATCCAGTCGCATTAGAAATTGTAACAGAATAACCGTCCTGCACGACATCATTGGAATAGAGAGGTGTGCCTGTATTTAAATCACCAGCCAATCGATCGACTATCTCAACACCATCATATTCACTTAGCGCAGTTTCACCAATTTTCCGATCTGAAATCTTCACATTTCCAAAACCATAAGTAAATAATTGGCGAACGAATTGCTTATTGTCCGATGTTTCAGTGTAAGGAAGTGCTGCTTGCGGCGGAAACATACGATTTACGCCAAGATTAACCGGAATTGGAGAATAACGGCTGATGCTGTTACTTGCGCCCTCGATAAACTGCGTAGTTGATTCTGTGGCACTAGGCTGTGCTTGCGGGCGCTGTTTAGGGACGCTCGATAGCATGGACGTGGCCAGGAAGCCTATTGCGCTTATACCAACTCGGACGATGCCCTGCGCGATAGCAAATTGCCCCGCTGTATAAGGCCCAACCGCTCCTACCATACCTGCGGCCAAAGTGGGAGCTAAACTAGCTACGATATAAGGCGCTGCAACAATTAAAGCGATGGATATTAAAGCGGCCAAAGGATTCTTTTTTCCACCGCCACCACCTGCTGCAACAGCGTTTATACCAACAAGCGTATGAGCCTTTGGTTTAATGGATTTCCACTGCGAGCGGGGAATAACTTGATCGCCGATATTGACGACAATTCGAATACCTGGAATATTCTTCTTAGGGAAAACGCACTCGACCATTTCTTCCAACGTTAAACCGTTGGGAACTTCGAGCGTCTTCCTATGAAGATGAAACGGTAGAAGTGATGCTTGTACGTTCTGCATATCTGTAAAAACCTTCTAGTCGTCTATCCCATTGGCCTTCTTTGTAATAATCAGTAAGGTAAACCCCACTTCCCCGCTCACAATGTATCATACGACCTGGCCTAACCACAATGCCGATGTGCATGGGATAACCATTCATACGAAAAACAGGTAAATCGAACGCTTGCTCCTTACCTTTTTCAATCAATTCCCAATTCACACGATTTGATAAAATCAAATCGGAAATTTTCAACTTATCCTTGGTGTTTTCATAATCGTCCATTATCGGTAATTCGATTCCCAATTCTTCTTTAAAAATAATGCACGCTAAACCCCAGCAATCAGCGCCTTGGCGCGACCGTCCGTGCTCTTTAAAAGGGATGCGGATATATTTATTTGTTTCCATCAGAAAAGACCGGGAAAATTAGCAGGTGTAAAACACCAGGATGGAAAAGGCTCAAGACCCCAATAATTCAGAGTCAGATCACCATCTACAGTCATTACGTCATATTTCACATTCGATAATTGAAAATTATTAAATTCAATCTCGATAGTGTCAGGATCACTTGCTAAAATGCACTGTATTTTTACACTCACAGGCTTTGTCACAGATCGCGCGACTTCTACAATACGTCGATCGGTATTCTGAATGGATATTTTTGCTGATACAGTACCGGTCTTATCATCACGAGGTAGCCAAATATCAAAAGGCATAAAAACAAAAACATTACCGTTGCTCTCAATACCGTAAATATCTTCACCTAATTCAACTCGACGTTCGAAAGGATCATCACATATATAAATCGGTTCTTCTAATTCATCGCTGTCAAGCGTGATCAACGTGACGAAAACTTCATCAGTCTCTTGGGCATAAGCAGCTTGTTTAAATGCGTTGGTGGTCAAGGCAGATACTCCAAATTAACTGCTACAGCCCACATCGTTTGATTTAAATCATAGCTCGGCCTGCTAGAAAAACGTGCGCGTTTTAACGAATCCGTGCGAGGATCGGTAAAATCAAAAACTAATGATTCGTTGTCGTCAAAAAATTCATCGAAATCTGCCAACTGATCGTCAGTAAGCATTAAACGTATTTGCACTTCGCGCACAGCAGCAGTTGAGCGTCGGCGCACTTTGGCAGGCCCAACGTCCATTGAAGAACGTATTGCCCGCTCAGGTGGCATTTCTTTATAGCTTTCTCTGGAAACAGGAACGGTTGCGGGCCAAACTGCCATAAATCACCTCGAAATCAACTGACGATTGTTAAAGGTATTCAATGCACGATTCGTTTCTGAACCTTGGCGTGAAACATTCTGCGATGTTGCTTGATCGATTATTACATCGATTTCAAGACCGCGCGAACTTTGACGTTGTTCGGTCGTTACCTTCGAATTGCCATAATTATTGACGTTGACAACTGCGATACCACCACCATTGCTGTTATCATTAGACGCGCGCACGCCAAGCGATCCATCAGGGCCGCGATGAAGCGGCATCACAGCTTCCGGCCCTTTTTCACCCATTTCACCAAATGATCCACCGTTGGCAAAAGTAAAAAGCGTCGGGCTTTTGACAATAGAGTTTGTAAATGCTCCACCTTTAGCAAATTCCATTACACCTGAATTATTAAAAGCATTACCTTTGGCGCTGAAAAGAAAATTACCGATGCTGCTCATGATGCTACTAAAGAATCCACCATCAGAGCCGCCACCACTTTTGAAAAGCCCGTCAAAAAGCATATCGACACCGGAATTTAAAATCTTGTCGAATATTTTATTAAGCACGTTGGTGACAGCGTTTCCAAAAGTCTCCCAAAGATTTTTACCTTCTATAAGACCTTGTTTCATGTCCTGAAAGAAACCACGTGCAGCATCCTTACCAAAATCATATGCTTCTTTTACGCGTTTGGCATTGACTTCAGCAGTTGCCATTCCCTGAGCAAGTTCTTCAATTTTTTCTTTTTGCTGTGGAGTAAGTTTAATGTTTTTTTGTTGTGCTTCATTCAGCAATTCGGTTTCATATTTTAAACGCGCAGCAGCTTCCGCTGACATACCTACAGCTTCGGCTTCTGCTTTAAGTGTTTGAATTTTGCGCTCCGCACCTTTTACCAATTCTTCCCAAGGGTCTTTCTTTTTATCACCTTCTTTACCTTGACCTAAACCAGATGCAAAATTACGAATCTTTCCTGCGATCGAATCTGCGACACCTTGAATCGCTTTGTTTGCTTTACCAACGTAATCGGTATCCATCGCTTTCTTAAATTCTTCAGCAGCGATCTTACCAGCAGCAGCGGCCTGTCCCTCAAGTGGATTGTTGAATTGTAAATCTACTTTCCAAGTTATTTTTCCACCTTCAGGTTTTGCCCAATCAGGTAAATTATCGAACATCTGATTCAAGAGATCGATAAAACCATTGATTAGGTCGGCTATTTTTTTCAAAATAATATTTGCAGTAGAAAGCACAATGTCACCCATTGCAGCGGGTAACATCTTCCACGTGGCTTTTATCGTTTCATATGCACCGACAAAAGCACCGACAATTTTATTTACAGCCGTCTTAATATAGCCAAATGCATTAATGCCGAATGCTTGAAATGCAGCAGCAACAACGGCGATTCCGAGAATAAGCATCTGCAAAGGGCTGAGAGCCAATAACCAAGCTAAAGCTATTTTACCGCCAGCGACAAGCGCAGCCCCGCCCAAAGTAATCAAAGAGGTAGTGACACTTGCGATACCAGCTATAATTGCTTCTGAATAAAAAAGAGCCAGAAGCGCAATAATTCCCATCACATAAGGAGCGAGAAATTGAATTGCATTAGCTATGCCATATAATCCAGCTTTAGCTAAAGCTGTCCAATTTACAAATTGTAACAATGCCGCGACAACACCTACGATACCGATCGTCAGCAAAGATGTTGCGTTGAAAACAGATTTTAAAGCTTCAGCCAAACCCTTTGCAGGATTGACCATTGAATTCATAATTGCCGCTAATTGCGTACCTTGCTGTAACGCAATAGTGAGCGGATTCATACCCATCGCAGCAGTAACACCGATGTCTTGAAACTGTGCCGCGATATTCGCTGTATTGAAGCGATTTGGCATCTGATCACGCGGTATAGATGGAGGATTAACAGGTCTAGGGCCATTCGGCACAAATGACCCTAATCCAACTGAAGAACCTGCGCCGAAAGCCATCTTTTGCGCCGCGTTAGCAGCCTTTTGAGCAGCCGCAGCATCCATCAATGCTTTCGCGCGCTTTTGTTCTGCGATTGCATCAGCCAATGCTAATTTCGTTTTATTTTGTAATATGCGCGCCGCTGCTATTTCTTCAGCGCTTGCTTGTTTACTTGCCTGCAAACGCTTAAGCGCTGCCGTTGCTTCTGCCTGGTCAGCACGCGCCATTGAAAGTTTAGCAGAATTAATTCGTGCCGCTGCTCCTTCAACAACAGATGCGGTTGCCGCAGCAGATGCAGACACACCTGCTGCGGCAGATTTTACTTTATCAAGATTTTTTGCAGCTTTTTCAAGTTCGGCAGTTTGCACGCGGAAAGCAAGTTCGGCTATATCTGTCATTTTGTTCCCCTTCTAGCCCGCTGATTTTTCGCCTGATCAATTTGGCGCTGCTGTTCCTCTTGTTGTCTGCTCCTTTTGTCCTCTAGCTCTTTATTTGCTTCCTCGCAATAAGACCTATCCATTGCAATAAGAATATCATATTCATTTGGATAAACAAGCATATCCATTAAAGCAAACCAAGCTTCGTAATCCGAAGGCGCTATTAAATGATAAATACCATCATGCGTGCGACTTACTGCTTCAGAAATTCTAAAATAAATATTCCAAAGAAAATGGCCGGCATCAGGAATAATGAATTCTGGCGTAGGTTCATTTGCGCGCTCATTACGATCACGTCTTGTCTCACCAGTATCATTCAAAGGGATTTCGTACCGAACGTAAACCCGGACGGCTTCCTGAAGTTCGGCCTTCAGTTGGGAAAAAAAGCTTCTTCTTCTCCCATTTCCTGACTTATTTGATCACGAAACCAAGGTAAAGTATCGAAAATCTCAAATACATTCTTCTTATTAAGTTCGGGAGATTTGTTTCCACGCCACGTAGCATGTTTCGCTTCATCGAAACCTACATCGCCTTTTTGACCAGTAGGATTATACCATTCCCAGGATTTAATAACGGCGAAATTCAACTCATTCATGTTGTTTTCGATATTATCGGATTTGAAACCCTTACCTTTAGCTTCCAATCGCAGACGTTCATCTAAAATAGCGCGACGAAGACGCTTTGTGCTTTCATCTTGAATATAGACGAGTGAAACACGAATTCCGAGAGGTTCTTTAGTGCCGGGATGAACGATCTCAATAATTCGTTCTCCCGGCTTAAGCGTACTTAAATCCATTTTGTTTGCTCCTTTTAAATTTTATTCTTACGACACAGCGGTAGACGGTGCAGTGGTTGCAGAAGCCGTACCTGCGCCGTTGGTAGCAGTTACGCGACCAACAATGCGTTTCGTAAGTTGTGCAGATGTGAGTACAAACGTCGATGCAGTTGCACCAGAAATTGCAATGTTGTTTGCATACCACTGATAAGTGTAACCGATCGTCGCATCGCCTGCCCAAGTGCCGTTTGCAAGTGTAATCGTTTGACCAACCGTAAACGTACCACTGAGAGTGGGAATTGCAGTCATGTAAGGTGCAACACCTGCCGCAGTCGGGTTCACAACAATTTCTTGTTGCTGGAAACCAAGTGTGAAAACTTCCACATCAAAATCTTCATTTCGACCACCAGGACGTTTCGGCCCTAAAACAAGACCACGATTGTAAATAACCGTGCCAGTTGCACCGACTGCGCCATCTGCGCGTAATTCTTTAAATGCATAACTGTTGTTGTTACCAACAGCACCGGCAGCGCGTAAAATAATCTGACCAGCATCGGTAGGAATGCGTGCAACTTCGAGATCGGGCGAACCTGCGTCAGAAATACCTTTTGCTTTCTGAGCAACAGTAGTATTCCAAGTATTATAGGTTAGAATATTTGTTGCTGTACCGGCTTCACCACGACTACCAACTGCGCCGATTTCAACCCAAGTCAAAGCTTCGTAGCCACTCTGATCAAGATCGACATTTTGCGGAGTTGCACAAACATAAAGTTTGGATGCTGCGTTGGAGTTGGCGAATGCAGAAAGATTCGCAAGAAAGCTTATAGCTAAAATATTTTTCATAGATGATCCTCGTTTTCACATAATGCAAAACAACGAGGTCATCCAACCCCAGCGCCCTAAATCATTTCGATTCCAGGCAGTATCAAGAATATGCTTTTACAGGTTAATTGTCAAGCAGCGAAAAACTCATACCTTATACTCATTGGGAGCATCATTTCCGGTGGTTCTTCCATCACACCTTTAAAGTCAGGAACATCAGCGATCATGATAGATACGGTTGATGCTTGATCAGTTAATTTGCGTCCTTTAACGAAATAAGATGCAATGTCCTCTATCAATTCTATCGGTTTATAAGCGCCTTTGTCTTTCATCGGCCAGTGTAAAATAAGACGCATCATTCCGCGATAAGTTTTCTCCGATCCCCACGAATCATTAAGCTGATTATTGGGAATATGAACGACTTCGAGCCAACCACTTCCATCACTCGGTTTCGTAAAATTTCGACCGACATATTTGACCGGAACACGATCTTCAGAAGGTAAAGCAGCCACCGCTGCAATCACTGCTTTCTGTAAAGCTTCAAGAATTGCTTTTTCACTCATTTGTTTGAATCCTTCTGTCTAAAACGTGCTACAGCTGCATCAACATGAGTTTGCCATTTTTGTGCAGCACTTTCAAGAAATCCATCATAAACTTCACGATACTTCGCGTAATGCGCCGTCCAGCCAAAGTAGAAAGCATCACCGAGTTTCATTTTAGCAAGCACGGTGTTTACCGATTCTGCCGCCCATGTGTAAGTACCTTTGGGATCGCCACGACGCGGGCCGGTAGGAGGCGCATTCAAACTCGCGCCGCCACTCGCGCGTAGAAAACCAGTTTTAATACGCATACGACCACCTTTTGCGACAGGTGTTTGAGCATCTTCGACGACATTACTGATCGACTGTCGTACAACCGCGAGCATTCGTTCTTTTGAATTAATAACAAACTCGTCTATTTTTGTTTCAAAATCTTGAATAGCCATCAGTCTACTCCTGCCAACCAATCAACGCGAATATGCACGCGACAACGGCAATTTACAATTTCTTCTGCCGGCGCGCCGAGACTGCTATCACCAGGATAAAGTAATCGCGCGCCTGATGTAGATATGAAAGGTTCTTCAAGACCGATGCCTTTTTCTTTTCCGTATTTTGCAGCAAGAGAACGATGTGTAGAACGTACCTTCCTATCACCTGTATCATCCCATTCTTTTGTGATAGCATCGCGCGAAATAAGACCTTGCTCTACAGCCTGTAAATTCGCCATATATTCACCACGATTCAAAGTCTGAATAGTTTCCGTGCGTGCGATCGAATCACCACGATATTTAAGTGCGCGATTTTTATAAGATGTAAGCAATCGTTCAATATCAGTTTGAGAAAGCGGCTTTCCTGAATCGATAGCTTTTTGCACAAGGCTATCAAAACGCTTGTCACGTAATTTAAGATTGAAATATCTTGGATCAAGCGTTTCAAGATAACGCTGAGTGCTGCGAACCCAATTGCCTTGATTTTCAGTTAGCCCAAGCACGCCACCTATACGTTTCTTCGTTACAGGATCGACTCTACCGATGATATTAAGCGCCGTAGTACGTGGATTAGCGCCGTCGATCATACCTTGCTGTAAAACATTACGAACGTTTTGACGCACATCTTCAGTTATTTGCGCAACAAGCTTACTTGAAATAGTTTTTAAATCCTGTTCAGCGCGCGGGTTGCGCATATCGAATCGAAATATGACAAGACCTTCAGGCGTGCGAATTCTCTTAGGCCAACCAGCCACGGTCGTTTCCGCAGCATCTTGATAAATCTGTTCGATGGAATCGAGAATGGGGCCAAGCGCCGCAGAACTAAATCCGGTTGCTCGATAAAGACGTTCAGCATCATTTGCTTCGATTGCCGCAATCATTTCCTGAAGCATGGCGTTATCCACGATGTCCTGCATGACTTCGAGAAATATACGTTGAACTTCCGGTATCTTCAGAAGTTCAAGTTGGTGGAGACTAGAATAAATTGCCATACGTCCTCACTTACGGACGAGGAATTTCCACACAACTCTTGTACCTGCGCCCGGTGCGCTCACGTCCTCGATAATTTTACACCGAACGCCATCAATTTCAATGAAATCATTTTTACTCGGTGTCAAACCTTCGATGATCGCGGCTGTAACCATCATATCGGTTGCAGTGACAAACCCGTCACGAATATATTTAAATGGCGCGCCGCGCACGACTGCATCGAGGATATAAGAGGTTTCGGTAGGTTCACCCGGATTATCATCAGGGCCAGTTCCAGCGACAATCTGAATCAGTTTAACGGTTCCCTGCTTAAATTCACCGAGCAGTTCAACACCAACAGATTTCATCTCATCATAAATGGTCATACACGAATCGAGCCGCCAGAAAGACTGCTGTTTCTACCACCGGAATATTCATCAATCAGCGGCCACAATAAAGTATCGACCGCACCGATCTGAACCTGAATCTCATAAGCGTTGTCGAATTGTCGATAGTCAACACTGATTGCGCCTTCGATCTTAACGCTTTTGTATTTTCCTGGCGTATAATCAGCCAACAACGAGCCGGGAGTTGTTGCTTGCCGCCAAGCGGCTTCATATGTCGCATTAACTACGCGATCAGGAGTTGCATCAGTTTCAAAAGTGAAATTCGGGGTTGAACTAGTCACGGTAGCCGCAGTACGAGGCCACTCGCGTTCTTGCTCAAAACCACCAGTCTTGTAACCGATGAAAGAAGGCCCGTATACACCATCGATCCATTCGGACGCAGAAAGCAGTGCAGCATCGATATATTCATCGTCCCATGTTGCGGGAATCTCACGACCCCGCGCTTCATGGTATTCTGCAAAGCCTTCTGCTGTTCCGTAGGTCATTTTACGCGGCTTTCAGTTCTTCCAGTTTTGCCAATGCTTCAGCTTCGGTTGCGAACTCATCCGTACCAACCTGAGTACCTTCGCTGCTCATGATGAAGAATTTAGTAGCCGTGCCACGACCGCGCTTTGCCACTTTGAAAGGAACCGGAGCCGGAACCATTTCAGCAACGATTTCAGCAATACGATCTTCAATCGCGTCCTGCGGTTGACTGTTCCATTCTTCAACAGACATGCCACTGCGTTTATGGGCTTCGGCAACAACCGTACCCAACTGTAGAACAGTACCATCCGGCAACGTCCAAGTTGAAGGTTGTTTGCTGCTGCCAAAAAGCATTTCTTTTTGCGAAGGATCGAGCGGAGGCAGCGGCGGTAGTTCGTCACCCTTTGCCAATTCATCGCGTTCAGAATCGAAATCCGTCATGTTGATGACAAACACTTGACCGTTGCGAACTACTTTTACCGTGGGTACTTGATGACTCATAAAACATCTCCTTGATTTGAAAAATAGTATTTATAAAATACCAGTTTTTACGGTATCGTCAATAAAATTCCCCCACGGAAAGGAGCAACTAACCGTGGGGGAACCATCGACACACACTAGGAGATTAACCAAGCAGCGCGGCGATATGTTCACGCTTCACAGCTTTCTTACCCCACGCCAAGGTTACTTCAGCGCGGATTTTACGATAGCCGGGATACAGCGATACTTCGAACGCCAAACCCGAACGCGGGTCTTGGATCATCATGCGATCAAGAGCCAAGTCACCCTGTGCAGGCAACGCAGGTGCGCGGGCTACGAGCACCAGCGCATCTTGACTGAAACCAATGCTACGTGCCGAAGTACCGACAGTAGTGATTACAGTGTTAGAAGCCGGGATTGCTTGACGAAGACCAGGAGCCGAAATGACAATGCTGCCACCGTTGGACACATCAGCGTCACCAGTGATAACCAGGTATTTATTCGTATCACCGGCAAAAGTGATGTAGTCACCAGCCAGAATCGTACCAGTACCAGCCGAAGCCAACGTGATTGTCGTTGCACCGATCGCATAACCGGCGTTGTTGGTCGAGGCCGAACCGTTGTTCGTACCTTTGGTATGGGTGATGATCTGAGCAGATTCTTTGATCGAGAAAGTATTCAGATCAAGCAACTCACCTTGGCGCAGCGTCATGTTCGTACCCGCTTCGTTTACGCGAGTCAGGTTGCTGAGAGTGCGAAGTGCAGCCCCGGCGCTCGTATCGATAACGAGCGAACGACCGGTCAGAGGTGCGCCGTTGTCGTCAAGAATCTTTTTGACCTGGGCGGTTTCACCAACGTTGCTACCGAACGGGGTCGTGCCGGCAGTACCAAAAGCGCGAGATGCGTTCTGATATGCTTCCGTCGAGAGATCAAGTTCGATTTCGTTGCAGAGCGTGCGCAATGCTTGAGCAAACATGTTTGCTTGAACAGAGAGATAACCGGGGCCGTTGTTAAGACCTTTTTGTTCTTCACCGACCCAGCCGAAGTTAACACCACGCGATTTGGTGATCTGAACTTGACCAGTACCAATCGTGCGATCGGTCGGTTCAGGGACAGCCATCGCCGGGGTAACGTCGAAACCAGACATCGCAGGTGCAACGAAATAAGTAATGTTCTCACCTACGGAAGCACGTTCCATGCTGAAATCACGGCTAACGGACGGGATGAAACCCACGAGTTCACGGGAAACTACATCAAGACCAGCATACAGATCAGGGATCAAGCCGGTCAGAGTATTTGCGCCGGCATATGCACCGGAAAGAATGTTGAAAGTTTTAACTTTCTCATTGGTATTTTTCATAAAATTACACCTCTTTTAGCGGCGCAACTTCCATGAAAAAGAAGAAACGAAGCGCCAATTGTTTAACCAAAAACTTGAGGTCATCCAACCTTAGCGCTTCGTTTCATCCAAAACGATGCAATGTAAATATACGATAAATAAATTAATCGGTCAAGGTCATTTCACCAGCGGAAACTTTCTTGGAAATCTCTGCTTTCTGCACGGGGCCGAGTTTATCAAATTCACCACGTTTAATATTACGGCCAGTTCCGCGATTGCCTCCGCCGCCACCATTACCAGTACCGTTACCAACATTGGCTTTCATGATAACATCTTTTTGCGGATGCATTTCCACCAACAATTGCAATGCTTCTTCGGGATCAGCATATTCACCAGCGCGTTGCTTACTCATCAGGCGATTGCCAGATTTATCGTAAGCATTCAGCTTGCCATCTTCCACTTTAAAGTTACTACGGAACGTCGCCTGAAACATGTCACCAGGAACAGCGATGTTATCACGAACGAAATTGGAATTCGAGAAAACACCGTCAATAAGCATATTATCAATACGCGATTGCAGAGTCTTATTCGCGTTATCTTTCTCAGTGAGTTGATTGGTGAATTCGGTTTTAATTTCATTCTTTACTTTCTCGACTTCGCCAGCATCGATAAGTTTTTTAGCATCGATATTTTTTACTGTATCGAGAGCTTTCTTAGCAATTTCAGGATCAAGACCGTCGAAAGCTTTCAGCTTTTGCTCCGCTGCTTCAGCACGTTCACGATTTGTCTGAGCTTCTTTTCTCAAGTTGCTGATTGTATCACCGCCAACGGTCTGCTCACGACCGTTAATATCAACATAAATAGGATTGCCATCTTTGAGAACCATTTTCCCTTCGGAATCTACTTTCCAACCGGGTGAACCGCTGTCATAAGCTGTAAGCAGCGCAAGAAAGCTAATTGTGTTAATCAATTTCATATTAATCTCCTAGTGTGTTTGTTTTCAGACTTGTGCATCGCCTGGATTACTAGGATCGTTGTTTGCTCCCTCAACAGGAATATCATTCAACAACCGCTTTTTCTCTGCCTCATAACTAAATTCCGGCGAAAGAACTTTACGCCGTTTTAGCTCGAACAAATATGTTTCTTGTGAAATGTCGCCATTCGTGCGCGCGGCAAGCAAGGCTTCGAGATCACTACCATCATCGGTTACATTATCGAATCCGGTATAGACATTTACTTCTGGTTCGGCATCAATGCTGATATATTTCATCGTGATCTTCATTGCGTTTTCCAACGCATCTTTAAGCGCAAGCGCCCATGCAGTAACCGCGCTGCGCGCTTTGCCGGCAGCGATCGAAGTAGTTACAGTAGTAAGCTGACTCGACAGTGCGGTAAGCGGCTGACGACCGAGTTCACGTAAATCCTGTTTCGTCTTATCGATATTCTTCTGCATGAATTCCATCGAATTAGCATTCGGCTCGATAAAAGACCACGTACCATAATTGCCTGCACCGTCTGGCAATCCATACATGACACGCATTGGGCCAACAGGTAATTTCTTTACTGTTTTACCGTCAGCTTCCATCTGCGGTTTCATACCGTTTGCGGCAAGCATGGGATAACACGCTAAAACCTTGGTAAATTCCAAAGCAGATTCGTTTTTATAAAGCGTAATCTGAAGATCAGCAGCATCACGCATTACAGGCGCAAATTTAAAAGTGCGTCCTTCACGACGACCTGTAATAAAAGGTACAAACGGGATAACATCAATACTTAATTTACCATCTTGAATCTTGATGAATTGTTCATCGACCTTTTTAGCAGTAGGATTCTTTTCGTATAATTCCCACGATACAATACCTGTTTCGCTGCGATTGAAAATTCGCACGCGATCCTCTGTTACAGTATCGTTTGCTGGTTCAAAAATACGAATGTAAGTGATTACTTCTTTTGCCCCAATAATCTTCGTGCGAACTTCAAGTACATTGCGCGCAAGCACGTGCGACCAAAACGGTTTAAGATTTTTTGCTTTTGCATCGGCAACTGAAATTACTACACCAGGTTCGACAGTCGGGTAATCGACAAAAATCCAATTGATCGCTTCATTGATGCCATTAAAGAAAGTGAGCGCGGCGAACATGCTTAAATTATTACCTGCGCCATCAACATCTTCGATGAATTTTTCCGCATCAGGTTGAACTTTGCCGTCTTCACCAGCAATCAAAGTGATTTCTTCTTCGAACGGTTTCGTCGCAAGACCTTCTAGCACATCACGATAAATATTCGTGAACTTCGTGTTCTCTAAACGGAAGTTATAATCATCAGTCGTTTCATCAGGAAATTTAGGAAGGTATTTTGTACCGGCACATTTCATCGCCTCATAGCCTTCAACAATCGTTTCAACCTGATCCCAATAAGGAACCATTGAAGCAATGTCTTTAGCGCGTCGAAGCAACGGGCTTTCTTCAGTACCCGGAGCAGAACCGCCGTACCCTCTTTCGCGTGCATCGCGCGCTTGCTGAACCTGTGCTTCAGTGACCATGTTTTGTCTCCCCTTATGACGGAATACTAACTACTTATTGATAATATGTAAAGAAAGAACACTACATGTTGAATTTTAATGACCGTAAGCACCGACCTGAACCACGCTCGAATCGCTTGGTACGGGAAAGAAAGCCTGCACGCCGCTATCAGCCAAGTTGGGCGATTTAGTGCCTTTCGGCTTCTTGTCGATCATGGTTTTTAACCTGCCTGATTTGACATGGGTAGGTTGCGCAAGTTCTTTACAGATCGAATCAAGCAAAGGCATTTTACTATCTAAACTGATCAGTTGATCGACAGGATAAACTATCCCTTCCGTGACCGATTTATATGTCTTATAGAAACGCGTGCGCAATGACCACCATGCCTGCGCTTTAAGGTTTTCATAAAAATCCTTATTCATTAAACTTTTTTCATCATCAGGAATAATACGTTCAAACGGTTGAAGCACGCCCGCGCCGGCATTCCACGGAACGAACGGCAGCATATGCGGATCGATAATCTTTTCATCGTCGGTCAACCGATTATATTCGCTCTTTACGCTTGAGCCGATACCGATGCAGTCATACATGCACTGGATATTACCATAATACGGCTGGCACATGCCGATGGCGCGGCGAGCGCTTGCGCCGGGGTCGCGCTCGCCCCACTCATCGCTTGCGCGCCATATGATCCACTCACGTATCGTCATTGCGTTTCGATCCTCACCCTCGTCAGCAACGTCGAGTCCCGCAAACCAATAGGTCTGATTATTTTTTAACACCTGCTCATATGCTGCGGCAATATACGGCACTCTAATATGAGCATCGACTGCTGCGCGAATATACTCATAGGGAATGACGGTATTGCTGATCGCCGCCGAATAATTGCGATCCACCTCTTGTGCAAAGACATGCAGCAAACCTTCGCGTTCATATTTGGCGCGCCGCGTCTTATACCATTCTTCATTCTTCATCGGATTGTCACGCCAATCCATGATGAATTTACGCACGAAACCTTTTGGCATCTCTCGCCCACGCGACCATTCGACCGCGTGCTCCGCGCGACGGTGGAAAACGTTACCCAGGCCGTTCACCGACGATATATCGATCTGCACGCGGGTATTGTCGCCAAGCGCCGACTCAATCTTCTCCGGCCTCTCGTAATGCGCGCTCTCGTCTTTAAAGAATATAGATTTACGACCACCGCGACCGATGTTATCGCCAGCCTCACCCGAAACGATCGAACCATTCTCAGGGTTGATAAGCTTTAAAAATGTCGCGTGCCGCGCCCAATTAAAATCTTTCGGCTGGAATACTGCGGGCAAACGGCGAGTCATTAAACGAAGCTTCTCAAAAATACTGTCGGGATCGCCGAGCGTATCAACAAGCATCTCTTTGCGCGAACCCCAACCGATTGCATCGTTTTTAATAAAGAGCCAACGCCATATCGTGTAGCCGCAGCATAACCAAGTTGCACCCATGTCACGCGCTTTCTCGATCAACCCTGATTCCTGATCGATCGCGCACGCTTCGAGAAATTCGATGAGATCGCTTTGCCGCAGGAAAAATACGAACGGCATCCATTTACGCTCCACATTTCGCGGGTCATAAGTATCCATCCAATCCATGATAAATTCCGCAGGGCGGCAAGAATAATATGTCTTGCTACTGGCGAGCAGCTTAGGGTCTTTCTTCAGCTTCAGCAGCGTTTCATGCCGCCACCGGTATATCGCATCGTAATCGGGAGGCCACTCGACATGCGCCAGCGCGCGCGGGCGTACTGTGACCGCTGTATGCTGCGTTTGCGCCCGATGTAAACTGAACAGATCATCCATTCACACGCGCCGCTGAAGATTCGAGCAATGCAGCATATGCGGTTTCCGGCGCACCTTCCCCAATCTGCTCTGCCTTCGGCGGTTTGCTGTAATCTTGCAGCGCCGGAGGACGATCGGGGGCTACCAGGCCCATCAATTCGGTCAACACCTTGAGTGAAGGATGCTTGTCGTGCAATGTGATCTCTGTGCGTAACCCGTAAGGTGACGGAATGGTTTTCATCGATTTTACCGCCGCGAGCAGGTGGCGCGGAATGGTATCGAGATTCTTAATCGAGAAATCCCCGAAATGCCCGATCTGAAGATAGTCGGCAATATTGCTGAACGCTATTACCGCGTGCTCACCGATAACTCGGTCGGGGCTGATGTCCTGCTCATTCGCCGCCTCGGTAAGCCGCTCGGCCACCGCCGCGCGCGCGAGAGGCTTGGCAAGCACGCCTTTTGACCGGCGCACCATCTCGGCAGGGATAGGATTGTGCAGCGCCAGGGCGATACGCTGACGGCGGTAATACTGCTGATCTATGGCATATTTTACATAATCATCAACCGCTTGGCGTTCGTTTTGCTCAAGCAGATGGTAGGCGCTGGTGGGTGTAGTCAGTTGCTCCGTCATAACGACAGAATGCTACATATTGAACAGAATGTCAAAATGTAAGCTACATATGGTGTTGAAAATTTACCACCAACGGGCTTTGCGCTGGCGATGAGAAATGCCGCTGATCAGTAAAGCATAGTCGTGACAGACAACTCTACCATCGAAAATCCCAAAATTTTGAATTTTGGTGTCAGTGAGGAAGTGCGGTAGGGTTTTCGGCAGTTCGTCCTGCTGGATTAGGCGTGTGCGCTTCTGCAACAGCACCATTCCGCACGGGCTGATGTCCACGCACGGCGCAAGCCAGCGTGCAACTCGTTTGTCCTCGCGCCATGTGCGCCAGTTTTCCCATTCCTGTATATTTTGGAACCGCTGGGCCGAAATTTCGATTTTGACAACCAGCGAACTATCCTGGCCGTGCTCGTAAACTGCGCGCGACATTCCCCTGCCGATGCGCTCACCTGCAAACAGATCGAGAAAATCTTTTGCGATGGTGGATTTGAAATATTCGGCTACTTCGTTATCGGCCATTAGCACAACTCGGACATTTTTTACCACTGTAGAGCAATCCACAGAGCATACAACGCACGATCCTGCTCACGGTAACACACTCGCCGCCGCGAGCAAATTAGCTACAGCCGAAAGTTTCTCCGCCGGCCAGGTAGCGGCTGCGCGATCACCTTTCGGCGTGCGCCGGAGGTAATGCCGTCCCTGCTCATCGGGCGGTACGCTTTTATCGTACTCATAATAACCCTGTGCGATCAGCTTTTTGATGGTGATTGTTTCCGGCATATGTTGCTCCTTTTGATGTGAAGCACCGCAGCCCCGTGCTGTAATGAGCAGCGCGGTTGAGGCCATTACCCTCGGCTGGGATGCAGGAGGAATTTACCGCATCGTAAAATCTGTGTCAACTAACTAAATGCAAGCGGGTAGTCGTGCTCACCGCTGCCTGCTCGTATGTGAGATTCATATCGTACAACACGCGCCACGCTCGCGGCGTTCGCATGCGCCCGTTCCATTGCCCGCAACGTGCCAGCGCCGACAGCCATTCTTCAAACGTGATACCATCGGACTTGCAAACCACGGCTGCTGCCTCCCCGGAAAAATTTTTTGCAGTGATCACCTTCCACCGTCATGACACCATTCCCCCGTCATCGGTAGTTTGACGACTTGGTTCCCCTCTCTATTGTGGCGCGCGGCAACCCAACCCTTCAAGGAGAATGACGGGGTTATTTCAAAATACACAAAATTTATCGACTGCAAATTTCAAAATCTGCGATGTGGGGGAGGGGGTCTGCGTGAGTTATAAATCTGCTCGATATGCCTCACACGATCCACGATTTTCAATTTTCAAAATTTTGCAAAATGTTCGGATTGACCTCACGGCCCGCGCCAATGGGGGGAACGGCCCCCCTCGGTTGAGATGTAACAATATGCTCATCTCTGCCAGCTTCCCTGCTTTGCGCTTGTACGTTCATCTATACGGTAATAAACCATATGCTACATTATGGTTTAATCGTTATCTTTTGCCGGTTTTAGCACGGTAATAATAATCAGCACCATTATTGCGGTTTTAGCGATTTTGCCATTTTTAACAGGTAAAAAAAAAATGTTGGGACATACATCACGGATAATGGTTATTATTTATTATATAATATATGACAATACTTTTTTTTTCTCTCTATTGGAAAGTGACTTTTCCCCTATTTTTTTATATTTATTTACGTAATGGAAAAATTGGTAAAAATTGAAAAAGATGATCTTTTTTAGAAAAACATGTAATATTGGCCTTGTTTTATTACATAAAATTTGCTACGCTCTATCTCAGTAATGACAAAAGGAGCAATTATTATGAAACGGTACAAACGCAATGTACGCCGGATGGATAGGGCCGGATATTTTCTAATCGCAATATCACTATTAGGTCTTACTGTGCTTTTCTATTCTCTCAATACTACCGATGCAATGGCATTGTGCCAGATGCATCATTCATACGACACTTGCCAACATTCAATCATGCGCTAAGGAGGCGCTAAAACGATGCCATATACAGCTATAATTAATCAGCCTGGATATTTACCAGAATCAGAGCCAGTGCAATTTTCTTTACGTGAAGATGCACGGGAATATTTACGCTCTGAGCTAGAACGTGCATTTATAGATGCCAGTGAAGCGCAAGCCAATGTTGAAGTGTTGGAGCGTGAGTATAATGAAGCAAGTGAGAATCTAAGCAGATACAACTATTGTCACTTTCTCGGATATTACTATGGGATTGATAATACTGGCGCATAACCATTAGATAGGAGATAAAACGATGCAAAATTTAACAATTCCGCCATTGCCTTCATATACCAAGGCAGAATTTATAAAAACCGTGAATGACTTACGCTTGGCCAATAAAGGAAAATGGTTTTATTTTTCCGGCATGGTGGAAGGAAAAGAAGTGAAAATTAAATGCTACAATACCTGGTTACAGATTTTTCGCGTCAATGGCGTGCAATTGAACACTTGCATGGATATTACAGCGACAAAATTCAAACAGGAATTGGAAAGGATATAATATATGACAACATTTAAAAGTATTGCTTACGCTTTTCCTACGTCACCTATGGCGCGGGAATTAGGTTTTAACGACACTGGTTGTTTTTACGTGCAATTGCGCAAGGATAATCATACAGCCGGGGCCGCGCATAATTGCGAAGGATTTTTATCGCCGGATGATTCTGACTTGATCGCATTTTACCATGAATGTGAAGGAGTCATTTGCCCGTATTTTAAACAGTATGGAAACGTTCACGCATTGCGCGCAATAGCGAAAGGATAATCATATGAGGATATACGATTACAAAAACGGGCATGTGACGTTTGAGAAAACATTCCCTAGTGGAATGTACGTCATAACCTTGCGCGTGCATGGTGAAGTAAAAGACAAGGTAAAATGCGACGATTATCAAAATGCACGCGCATATTGTCGCAGTTTTCAGAAAATAGCGAAAGGAGCGTAACAACATGTTCAAGCCGATAATCCATAATCTCACGCCGGATAATCCAGGTTATGCAGCGTGCAATGCCTATAACGCTCATATTGCAGCAAGGCCTGCCGGTAATCATACGCTTGCAGCTAAAATCGCTTTACAGCGTGACTGGCATAACCAGGCGGAGCATTTATTACAGCAAGCAAAGGAGGCGCTAGTATGACGTGCTATAGAGTCACCATACAAACAGATAATGCAGCGTTTGAGAATGATCCATCCGGCGAAGTATCACGCATTTTAGAAACGCAAGTTATACCGGCGCTAAAAGAGCGTGAGATTGCAGAATGCATCGTATTGCGTGATATAAACGGGAATAAAGTAGGTTATGCCAGCATAGCGGATTGATTATTGCACGGCCCGTCACACAATGACGGGCCGTTTGCATTGTGTAACAGGCCCGAAAACCTGTTACACAATGCAATCATTTGAGAGGATACAACATTATGCAGAAAGCAATCAGGTTATTGCGTGATTATGACTCTCTCCTGGGAGGAATGAGCACGGATGATTATGACGATCAACTGGCGTGCAGAATTGCCATAGGTAGGATTGAGAAGGCGGATCAACTATTAAAAGATGCCCTATGCGTGCTTAACGCTCATGCCGTAGGGCATAAGACACAAGAAGCGATTGAAAGGTTTTTAGCATGATCGAACAACACTTGCGCCGATTGCCGGCAAATGCAGTCCTGCAATTCTCTATGGGCCGCGATACTGGCAATTACTACGTCACCTATGGCATAGAGCGTTATGTTAGAGGCGCGCCAGGCAAGCGCATACGGTGGATAGGCTTTACATGGGCAGATTGCTACACCGGCGCATTGATAAAGGCCATTGAAGCATTGGAAAAGGAGCAACATACCATGAACAATTAAACCGCTTAAAAACTGCCTATGGCGTGCATTGCCCTGCAAAGGCAGTTTGTGCATTTTCAGGCAGGCGGGAGCGAAAAACCCGCTGTACTATTACACAAACAGGAGCGGCATTTTCCGCTGTACTATTACACAAACACCGAAAGGAAAAATTTTATGATTATAACCTTCACACCGTCACAATTCGAGAAATTATTTGCAGTTTATAAACTAATAAATACGGCAAACAATCACACCGTTTTTATATGGTACAGCAAGGCTGTAGATATTCTCTCTTTAACCAACCTGAAAAGTAACCCAGCATTTGACGCAAACGCTCAATACACTTTGCAGATAATGAGCTACCATTTAAATCTGATAGAAGCACAAAATGCCGCAGGTGCTTTAATGCAGCGTGAAGGAATGCCGGATTTAAATAAAACGCTGCGATGGAATAGGAAAGGCCCGATTATATGTAATGAAACAGGCCAGAAATTCCGCAATCAGGCGGAGGCCGTGCAGATGATGGGTATAAATCAATCCAGACTTTGCCAACACCTGCGAGGCGTGCCAGGGTATAAAACCGTAAAAGGATTGACGTTTTCTTTTGATGGATTTTTTGGCGGGCAAAGCGTGCCGGTTCAACCAACTGTTTATCCAGGCAAGCAAGGCCCGCGATATTATAAGTTGTGGGATGAAACCACGCCAGGCGGTAATGTTATGAGCCGTAAAGTTGAAGTGACCAAAGAGCAATATGACGCATTACCGGAAAACAGCCGTTTTTATCAAAAATAATGTTTGTGTTTAATTTTTACATATGGTAAAAACTAGATACTAACTTAAAAGGAGTACCAAACGATGCAGTATAATAGCTTTTACATGGTGTTTGCTATGACTCTCTACGGTGTAATGGCGTGGTATGTAATCAAAGCTATGATTGCAGGTGTAAAGAGTGTAACCAAACACCCGCAATTTAATCGCCGCGCCTTTATAATTGGTTTTACCGTGCTTACAATCGCGCTGGCGTGCTGGGCATTTAATAGCAGCGGCGCAATGGTGCAATGTCTCAAGCGTCATAGTGAAATAACTTGCCGCGCTGCAATAAGATAGAGGAGTAAAAGCAAATGAAAACTATAAAATTACCTAATGATGTATATTGCTCAATCGTGGAAATGCTGAATTATTTAGCAGACGAAGAAAGCCACTATGAGCAAACATGCGAAGAAGAAGGCACGCCACAAGAAAACCATATTTGGACACATAGGGAAAGAGTTAGAGAGTTTATAGAATCAATAGAACAGTAATTTTTTATTTGACTTCAATTTTTACATATGGTAAAAACCAAACACGCGAGGCAATCAAGCCAAGCATATAAAAGGAGCTAAGACGATGCATAAGAATTACATTAAATTGATTGCAGTTATCATGCTGGCAAATGCGGCATTGACGGCGCATATTTACGGCTATCGCATTGCCGATTTTAGCGAAGTACCTAACAGCCAGCGCCCGCGTAACATTGTAACTAATGTTGATTATGACGCTGTGACAAATACCAACTTTGCCAGCGCAAAGCAGCAATAACACAAAGGAGTAAAGACGATGCAAAAAGCTACAATCACGAAAAACGCGCATGACGGCAAAATTGCAAGTCATCGTAAAGAGCAACATTTTAGCCAGGAATTCGCGTTGCTGGTGACATACAAAGCGGCGCGAATTCCAGCCGATTACAAGCGTGAAGGCGAGAATATGAGCGCGGTTGTAAGAGCGCGCATTTATTCCGTGCCTAATCGCACATGGGGCGCTGTTTTCCATGCGTGCATATGGATAAACGATAAAGCACGCGGCGAGCGCGAAGCCGTACATATTTCAGGCGGTGGAGTTGCAAGCGGTTACGGCTATCATAAGCCTAGCGCCGCTCTTGGCAGTGCAATAGCTGATGCAGGAATACAGCTTAAAGAATCAATCAACGGTGTAGGTGATGACGCAATGCGCGGCGCGCTGTTAGCTATCGGCAAGGCGCTAGGATATAAGCCTTCGCAAATGCACATTCACAACGCGCACGCATAGGGGGTTGTTATGCCATTGCTCATTGATGCAATAAGCGCGTGTCACGTTATCCGGCAAGCCGTGCAACAGGATAAATGCACGGCAACGCCTCACATATCTTTCCGCGAATGCCCGCCTTATCGCCGCCGCGCCTGATATGTTCGAGGCATTAAAACTTGCCTGCCTTGTAATGGCGAAAGGAGAGGGATTATCTTACAAGGATCGGCGGGAAGCGCATGAAGCGTGCATTAATGCCATAGCAAAAGTGAAAGGGGAATAACGCAATGAAACCGGAGATTTTAGAATTAAAAGAATTTGCCTGCATCGCTGATGGATTGGCGCATTATTACAGGCAAGGGTATAAATCCGACGATAGCCATAAGGGAATAGGGCGGATCATGCACAATGACGATCATAAAGAAGTTTTTATCCGTAACAGAACGGATCGGCACGGTAAGCCAAAACTTCTCGATGTTATTGCAACAGTGATTCAATTGTGAGGAATTATGTTTGAACATCTTTTATCACGCTTGCCTGAAAATGCCGTGTTGCAATTTCACATAAGTAAAAGTGATCCGACAAAGGGAAAGCGATTTATCACTTTCGGCACACGAAGCAGAAGAAAGGGAAAGATTGACTGGCATGGCTTTAATTGGAGCGATTCTTTTGAGGAAGGATTGAGGAAAACCGTCAGATATTTTGAGGAAAGGGAGTAATCATGACAAAGTATTCTTTCCGTACTCATACCGGTGAAGTTTTAACGCCGGACAATCCCCGCCTGGTTGCCGCATGTGAATCAGTGGCGCAATGGTATGAAGATAACGCCCGTGCTGTCCGGGGGGAAGATGCCTATGCGTCACACGTCACCGAGGCGCAAAAAGATAAGAACATGCAGGATCAATTCGCATGGGCGGAATCAGTCCGGCAAAGGGAGAATCTCAATAATTTTTCCGTATGGCAAAGAGTCAATACAGAATTAACAGGGGAATGCGTAGCATTTTTACCAAAGTGAGGGAGCAACAGTTATGCAAAAATACGGCAGTATGACAAAGAAAGAAGCGATTGCCTATCTCGCCGCGCATGATGACTTAATGCGCCGTAGATGGATAATGAGTTGCATCCATTACGCGCTAAAATGGGAAAAAGTTAGAACGCCGGAGCGCTGGAAAAACATGGGCCAGTTTCACCGTAATAAAATCATTCGCGGATGGATATACCGGCGCGATATAGCAATGAGGAAAAGTTATGCTTAAAACCTATCGCCGTATCTATGGCGCGGCTTGGCGGGCCGCTAAATGTCCGACACTGGTTTATACCGGCAATGTTTGCCCAAAAACTGGCGCGGCGCTGAAGTGTTTACGCTGGCAATCAAACCCGTTTACCTGGCGTAATCCCCTGCAATTTATCGCATGGGAAAATGGTTTTCACGCGGGAATGATGGAAAGGGGGATCAATGCCCGATAATGATTTATTAGAGCAATACAACGCCTATTTTGATGATTGCGAGCGTGCAAATAAACTACCTTTGACTTTTGACAAATGGCGGGCATTGCACGCGCCGCGCTCTATTGAGCATGAAATAGACTATAGAGCGCATAACCACGATTGAGGCGTTACAGGCGGGAGGGTTGTTCTTGCATCGTCCAGCCCTTCCACCTGTAACGCTTTTATAAGGAGGGTATTACATGCGTATTCCTACACGGGAAGAAAGATATATTGCATCAAAACAATATACAGATAAGGCATGGGCGGAATATGCCGCTTGTCCTAAATGGCGCGTGCTGAAGCGGCGAAAATTATTGAAAGCTGCAAACAACGCCAGTTTCAACCATTTTGCGCTTTGCGGCATGGCTAAAGAAGCCATGTTATTTTTATGATCCTATATCGTGCAAGCCTGGAAACATCACATTTTAGCTTTGAGGCATACGGCGCAACGCGAAGCGAGGCATATAACGCCATGCGCGCCGGTATGGAAAAGCACGCGCGGCAAGTTGGCATTGCGCCGGATTCATTCACTAGCGATTTTTGGCAATCGGTGGAAGTTTACCCCGTTTTGCTTGGCGCTGCATACCGTGACAGGGGGGAGCTATGACAGAAAAAGACGCGGTTAAAGGATCAGCGGGCAAAGCTGGCTATTGTGATGCAATCATGGGCCGCGAAAGCGCAGACACTAGCAGCATGGGCCATTATGAGCGCTTGAACTATGAGCGCGGCTATCAGGCTGGAAAGGAAAGCGGGGTGATTTTCCACGCCGCACGCGAGCGAAACAGGGTAACGGAAGGGGGCAAGGGCTGGAATAGATAACACGCTTAAAAAGCCCGTTTCTAGGCGTTTAAAACGATAGGCAATTTTTGCCGCTGGAAATTGAGCAAAATCAATGAGTTACGAAAAAAGCGATTTTTGCCGGACGGCAAAAACGCAAAACCCGCTGTACTATTACACGCACGCCCGCTGTACTATTACACGCACACCAAAGGAGCAAAGACGATGAAGAAAGAAACCGGATACAGAATCACTGTTTTTGAAGTGACAGTGAAGCATGCGAATTCTGAGCCGCGCAAATATTTGGCGCAGGATTTAGTGGAAACTCTGCGTGATCGTGATGAAATAAAAGCTGTTCGAGCGCGAGTTCAGCGCGTCGATAAGAAACAACAGCAGGCAATGCGTGAGGCGCATGAGCAAATGCAATACGCACTAGCCTACATTCGTGATGTGCGTGTGGCGCTGCAAAACAAACTTATCAAACCCCGTGCTAAAGTGGATTTAAAGATGTGGAGCATTGATCTGATTGATGATCTGTGGCTCGCAACAAATGCGCTGGGAAGATTGCTTAAAAAATAGCGGCCAGGATGGGTGGGGGATGTAATTTCAGACCCCCTCCCCGGTCAAAAAACCCGCTGTACCATTACACGCATATCAGGCGCGTGTGGTTATTAAAAATTGAGAGGATTTATGGTAGGACAGCTTGATCACTGGACACGAATTCGTAATGCTTATAACGAATATCGTTTTCACGAAGCAGCCGATCGAGGTTACGATGCTGAAGCATCTCAGCACGCATTTAAGAAATACGTCGATGAATCTCAAATTTATAAAATAATCTACGGTGTCGATTGGGCCTTGGATGACATTCTAATAGATATTCAAGATGAAAAAGTACATAATTATTCCGGTGATGGAAAAATTGTATGGCTGAAATAATCAATATGCCTCGTGAACAGATGTTAAATGCGTTGCGCCGCGATCCAGCGCTGTACGTTCAGACAGTTTTTCCGTTTGTCGAGATTGATGCGGCGCGCGCGGAGATAATTCGTATGCGCAAACGTTCCACAAGCGAAATATGGGATGATCTTTGGCAATGTAAACTAATTGACGATGGCGATCCAAAACGTGCAGAATTAATAGAGGAATTGAATGAAAGAACGTGAATATAAAAAAATACTTCGTCGGCTTGCGATTGCTGCATGGCGAGTTGGGCAACCTATGAGCAAGCGAAACGATACGCCGAGCGATGCCGAGCTTGCCGGCAGCTTAAATACCGCACGTGCTAAAGCAGTTTATGATGAAATCATCAAGATTGACGAGGAAAGATGCGCAAAAACTGGCTTATGATTTTAACCATGTTGATAATTCTGATCGCATATTTCTTCAAAAGAGGATACGACGATTTCAATTCATGGCCTTGGCCGCACGGTAAATATGAAGAACCAAATATTATCGATAGGAGTATGCCGTGATAAAGATTGATGAGAAAGCATATGCTGAAATGCGCGGTCAATTACCGATGAATTTTCGTGTTCACGCGCGATACATTATAGAAAAATATGAAGCAGAACGTGCCAAAATAATTGCACTGTCTGAATCGAAAGGAGCTAAACCATGAGCTTTTTATGCCCTGTCGGATGCGGTAAGAAATTCACTACTGAGCATTTTGTAAAACGTCATGTTGAAACAATGCATAAAGATGATCCCGTGATGGTGATAAAGCGAAAAGGTTGGGCAACCCCTTACGGATTTGTAGACATGAAAGAACCTACAACTTACGAAGAAGCCTGTGAAGCATCAAAAATCATACATGGAGCATTGATGAAACGCATGGAAGAAAGAGGTAAACCATGAGCGCTGATGACCTACTGCACATACAGAAAAATAAAGAAGAACCAAAAGAACGTACAGGTTTTAGAAATTCGAAAACTTGGTTTGCTATTGCTGGATGCTCGGCGGCGCTTCTTTTATTATTTAAAAAAGCAAACAGCGGCCACGAGCTATAGCGCTAATGAACTAAATTCAATCCAAGCGCATAGCGCCGTGCTCGTGCTTTCATCTTCAGGCAAATCACCTGTTGCGCTTGGATCACCATAGTTCAAAACAAAGCTGGAATTTATATTCAGTAATTCATTATTATAAAAACTCTTAGCTCCAAATTCGACAATTATTCTGTCATTTGCCTGTGCAACTACAGGATTTAAAATGTTTGTTGAATTATTGCGAGGAAATTGAGCATTTATAGATATAGCTCCGCTGGTAAATTCACTAGCTAACGATGCATTGCTGAAATCTAAAAGTATACCACGTGTTGTAGAACCATCATTTGAAACAACTTTTATAATCATCTGTGCGCAAGCATCCAAGGTCATCGACATTTCTCTAGCGCGAATATAGGATTTTACCATTCCTGATATGGTTTGAGCAGGTATAGGGTCTGAAATATATTGTCTGCTCAAAACTTGAATTGGAACCATAGTGTTTACAGTCGAATTTTTGACAGTTAATGCACTGTTGCTTTTAGTCGTAACCATTGCACGGCGATCTGCTCCAGCGGTTACATTCCATCCAGCATCAAAAGCCGGAGAAATGGAAGGCGTAGCTGTACTCGGAAGATAAAATCTAACCGCTGGTGGAATTACAGATTGAATCGGCTTAAAGAATGGAAAGAGCGTGGGAAGCGCATACATTACATCATATCCCCACCAGCGACATAATGCGCAGATGTACCATTGCTGTTTTCATCAACGATGAGGGATGCCACAGCGTTGATAGCAAACGTTCTTGTATAACCGTGCGCATTCGCAACAGTCGCGCCACTTGCGGCAGAGAAAATCACATTACCATTGCCGCGCTGAACGATTCCAACACTGAATCCTGCCGGCAGGCTATTTGGGCAAGTTACGGTAATATCGGACGCATTGGTAAAACGAATGATCTTGCCGTTGTCAGTTGCTTGCAAACTATAAGATGTTCCTGTCTGTGTGCTTAAGACCGGGCTGTAAGAACTGCGCGCCACCTCGACCACTTCGACAGCTTCATTGCTTACGGTGACTTCTGTAACGACTTCGTCACCAGTTTCAACTGATGCATCTCTTTCGGTAATAACAACCGTCGAAATCTCAGCTGTTATATTTACGCTCACTTCGTAACCTCTTTGCTGAGTGTAAATGTACCTTCAAGCAGCCTGGTGACGAAGCCAGAACCGGAGGTAAGCTCCAAATCATAAACACCTGCTGAATCAGTGATCGCAGTAGTTACGCTATTGCTTAGATTTAAAATTATCGTACCGGCGATACCACCAAGCACTATTGTGCCATCGGCAGTCGTAAGAGTCGCAATAGCTGGATCGGCTGCACCTGCTTTTTTGCGAATCTGCATTTTAGCAGTATAACTGGTGAGATCGATCGGATTTCCGTCTGCATCTTTCCATACCATTTCGCGGCGAAAAGTTGCGCCTTGTTCAATGACCAAATTATAATTTCCAGCGGTCATGCGTTCTCGCTTTCGGCAATTTTCCCGACGAAATACGAACGTATATCCTGCGACTCGACAATCTCCAGCACGTCGCCGCTGGCAACATCATAAATATTAACGATGTCCACATGCGTATCGCCGCAGCAAATGCTGTGCTCCGATTCGCGCAACTCGTATTCGATCTCAACGGGGTATTTACCAAAAAGCACGTGGTTATAACGCGGCATAGAATCCTCTCTATAAAGCGAGTCGTTGTAATGCGGTGGTCAGCTGCGCGGTCGAATAGGCAACCTTCGGTTTAACATCCATTTTGTATAAATTGTGCGCAGATATAGGCGCTGTTGCATTATCGGCGCTCAAGCATTGCATGGGAGCCACAGCGCCACCCAGGGTAAATGTGCCTGTCTTTACCTGCGTGCCACCTACGCTAACTGCATAATTGAGCGCGGTTCCCGAAGCGGAAATTGCCACATAAACTTGATCGCCCGGCAAAAACACGAACTCCTCACCCGAGGGCGGCGAAATGCTCACCGAGCCAAAATCATCCCCCAGGACCACTCTTCGGTTAACCGGATCGAGGCGACAATAAATATAGCTAGAGACATCCTGGTAAAGTGTGAATAACCGGGGATTTGTCGGACGATAATTGATAGGTACGAATTGATCCCATCCACCTTTGGGAATGGTGGTGAGATATTGTATTGTCCAATCTTCGCCGAAATTTATAGGTAAATCGTCAATGGTAACGGTGTCATGCCCCATTGCAGATGCCGATGCGCCGACAGGAGCCGGATGGACGCACAAATCGTCAGGCGTAGAGCTGATCTGCACGCAATCGAAGGCAATTAGCGCGTCCATATTTGTCGCGCCGCTGCTGTTATCGGTAAAGCGTACGGATAGATTGGTGGCGGCGCTGATATACGATGCCCAGTCATCGGTATAGGTTTGAAGCGTAATTGGCACCCAGCCGGATCCGTCCATTGAATCCACGTCACCCCATGCGGCAAAGGATGCGGCGGAGCTTCCACCCCGCAGCAATTGCACGCGGAATGGGCAGCGCGGCGAGTTATAAGGTGCTACGTTATCCCCGCCATATGGGTTAGAGGTCGGCAGCATGTAAACCCATAGGCGCAGCTTTACATATCTATGGCCGGTCGTTGCCGCAACCAGCGGGTTGCCCGTGGTTACGGTATAGACGCCGCCGTATTTCGAGCTGGCGGATCCGCTTACCGTCCAGCGCCGCACGGGGCCGTTACATGGCGGGCGAGGAATTGTCCTGCCGGTTACAAGCCCATCTGCCACGCCCAGCTGAGTGCTTGTGTCAATCGTTGCCCATGTGTTGCCCGTGGTCGGGCTTTCCGAAGTGGTAAGCGTGGATATTTGCTGATTTGTAGAGCCGGGGCTGATGCGCAGCGGGCGCACCGTCCGCGCTACCGGAAATTTATAGGCATTGAGCTTTCCATATGCGGCAATGCCGCCGCATAGCACATACCCATCCGGCCTTACCGCGATGCGAACCTGCGAGTTAGGCGCACCGATTTCAAACCAGTTAGTGCCATCGTTCGAGGCAAGCAACCGCGCGGTTTCCCCGGAAACGGAACCGGAAAACCCTTGTGGATAGCCGCCTGCCGTACCTGTTAAAGAGCAGGGTATTTTATTGGCCGATCCCGTAATCAACTTAGTGCAGGTCGCAGTGACGTTTACCAGAGAACCCGTATTGATTGTCATGATCGGCATGGCCGTGGATGCTTTTGATCCAGTAAATGTCACATCATAATTAGTGCCGCTAAATTGCGCGACGGATATGGTGCCTGCCCCCATTGAGGCCAGTGCTTCCAGTGCAGTGTCAATCGCTGCCATAATGGTTGCGGCTGTCGATGAATAGACGATTGCCAATGTCGTTTCCGTACCGCCACCAAATGCAATCGATAGAGTAAATGTGCCGCTGGGCGAACCTGCTTCCGTAAACGCCAGGCGATAAACTTCGTTATGCGCTCCGGTCGAGGCTTGGGCTGCGCTATTGCGATAAGCAACGGAAGCGAAATACCTGCGATTCGATGGGTCACTAGGCAGGGCAAAATTTAACCAGCCCCGGCGCAGACTGCTGGGAGCGAGCGGCTGGCTGACAGTTTCAAACCTTACATGGTCATTGCCATTTGCAAAATCCGGCATAATCATTTTAAGCACCGGCTGCTGGCCTTCGTCATTAGAAATGACGATCTCGTTATCCGTACCTGGCAATGCCGCGTAGCACATAGTTTGCGGCCATCCAACAGCAGGCGAGCTGGACAGCGTGGTGGGGCAACCAGCGACTTTACGCTTGGTTGTCCAGCCATTGCTGGTCGCGCCATCAGTAGTCGATGCAGTAGGCGTGCCGGTGCCGCTATCCCATCCCTGGTCGTACTGGCTTGAATCGGAGCGATAGAAACCGATGCATTCCGACTGTGAGCTATCGCCAATATAAAGCAGAATTTCAACACCCGATGCGCCGTAACGCCGCGCGGAGGCATTGTGATAATGCCGGTTAGGGGTGATGGCGCTTTCTTCGTATAATAAAACAGGGTTGCCGATTGTCCATGCAGCCGAAGCCGAGGCGCGAGAAAGCCGTGTGACTAACAGCTGACCACCTGTGCCGCCCGGATTATTCTGGTAATCAATCCATGCTACAAAAACCTCGCGGGAGCTTTCCACGGTCTGGCCGTCCATAATCCAGTATTGATTATTTACCCATTCGCGCCCGCGATTCTGTCCTGCGTTGACAGCGCGCGTGCGATACAGCAGCCGCCAGCGGCTATTGGCTTCATCCCAATAACCGGCGGATATGCCCTGCACCTGCCATGCCGAACCCGTCCATTTTTGATAATTGCATAGCGCCAGTATAGTGCCCTGTACCACGGTAAAGCCCACGGGCGCATCTACCGTATCCGCGCTTTCATCCGGGCCGCCCTTATAGAGATCGACCAGGTTAGTGGTTTTATTACCGGTGGCGGCGCAACGGATATTAACCGAGCGCGCCGGGTTGCTGCCATAAGCATTATTACTGACCGCCTGGCCAACGAAAATATTGACATATGCCGGGTTTGGTGCGGATTTTTGCTGGTAGATTACATCGCAGATGCTTACTCCATCGCTCCATATGCCGGAGGCGGGAATAATTGTTGCGGTTGCATCCGTAAGCATCGTGGTAACATTCGGCGCACCCGCGAACGTCTGAACATCGTCATATACCGGCGCATTCACAGCGGCAATCGTACCGTCCGCAATGGTGCTGATGGCATAATTACGCGCATAACTGAGTGTCATCCCCCCAGTTAATACAGTTCCATTATTGAAAACAGCAGCAATCGAACTAGAGCCTAATCCGGCTCCGCCACTTGCACCTAACCCAAGACCTGTGAGGAAAATGCCAATATCTTGCATTTTAATATAACGCTATCAAACCCGATGCAATTGTACCATTTTGTCCTGTAGCGAATACCTTGTAAGGTCGCACAGGTAAAATTGAACCACTCTGTAGATTATCAAAGTTTACTGTTTGACCACCTGCTGTGGTAATTTTTAGACCACCACCAGTACCGATGAAAAGAGCACGAGGTGCTATAGGTAAATCAGCACTATCAGAAGGAGTTACAGCATAAGCATTATCTGCTGGGGCAGTTCGAGCATCTTTATCCCATATTTTTGTTGGGTCTTCAGGCATAAAACCTCCGCTATATTTAGTATTTACATAACGATTTGATTACATCATATGGTAGAGGAATTAGCAACAAGATATTATATGCTCAAAATTCATACCCTTGCGCTTTACCGTAATCTTCCAGCTTTAAACTGCTGTCCCGTGCGTAAATAACCGGGCGTGTTGCCATGTCTTCGAGCATGTAATTCTGTTTCGCGCGGCCAAGTTCAAAATATCCCATGCTTTCAAGCAGAACCCGAATGGAATGCGCTGCCGGCGCTTTGATACCTACCGCTGTCACACGTTTGACGACCATTAAGCTACTGACATAGCCGCCTCGG